AGCTATGGATGAATGGACTGCAGGATGTTCCTACCTTACTCCTAATGAAGGAGAGGGTAGGTACTACTGTTCCAAACCCGACTGTGAGGGAGTTCTATTTAATAAAAAATGAAAGTGTGTATAGTTGGTGGTGGGTCGTCTGGATGGATGACTGCCACCACTTTTTGTCGAAAATTAGATTATGAAGTCACTCTAATTGAATCACCAGAGGTTCCTATAACTGGTGTCGGTGAGAGTACATTACATCAGTTCCAACGATGGATAGATTTCGTTGGTATAAGAGACGACGAGCAAGAATTTATAAGAGAGACAGGTGGCACTATCAAACATGCCATTAAGTTTACCAATTTTCTGGAAAAAAATTCTGGGTCATTTTTTTACCCCTTTGGTTTATCTCCTAAAGATCCAAGTGGATGGTGGAGTGAACAATTACGTACTGGTAGATTGCATCACAATGAATATGCACAGAGTATCAATCATATTGCCCTAATCGCTGCAAGGAATAAGGTTGATCTTAACTCAGACTATGCATACCATTTTGATGCTATCAAGTATGGTCAGTTTTTGAAGAGGAAATATTGCCAGAAAGTGAGGCACATCTATGGTAACGTGGTGAATTACGTTACTACAGATCAGATAAACTTCCATAGTATTGTACTTGATGATGGTTCGGAGGTAGAAGCAGATCTCTTTATAGACTGCACTGGATTCAAGAGCTTACTGCTTGGTGGTTTCCTAAAAGAATCCTTCGTCCCATTTGACCATGTACTCTTTAATGATGCTGCATGGGCTACTCATATACCTTATAAGGATAAAGAGAAAGAACTAACGTCAGTTACTGAGTGTACTGCTATTGAAAACGGGTGGGTATGGAATATACCACTATGGGATAATGTTGGTACGGGATATGTGTATTCTTCTAAGCATATCAGTAAAGAGGATGCTAAACAACAGTTCATTGATCATATTGGAACTGATGAGGTAGATTTCAAGCATATTCCAATGACTATTGGAAGGCATGAGAATACATGGGTAAACAATGTAGTCGCTATTGGTTTGAGTGCAGGTTTTATCGAACCGTTAGAATCTAATGGTTTACTCATGGTACATGATAATCTAATCAAACTTGCCAAGACACTAAGACGTGGACCTGCATCTCAACTGTTGAAACAGATGTATAATGCAGATGTTAGACGTGAGTTTGATCAGACAGCAGATTTTATTGCAATACACTATGCCTTTACTCAAAGAAGAGACACACCATATTGGAATGATTGTTTTAACAGGGATTATAACTTAGACAGATTATTTCATTATGGTATGCGTGCATATAGTAGTGAACTATATGAACAATCTAAGTACCCACATATTGAAAGTGGATTCCATTACATTGCATCAGGCATGAACATATGCCCACTAACAGAACCAGTGTGTGATTATAATAGTGATGTTGAGAAATGGGAAGAAGCAGTGGAACAGCTATCTACGCCATACTTATTGCTGAAGCATCGAAACCAAGAGAAGTACTAGCACCTCTAGTTATGATCTTATAGTAGTTTTCTACAAAATCTTCAATGTATCGTGGTTGAACTATTTGAATTTTCTCTTTCTTAGCATTTAACTCCTCTTCATATTGGTAATATGTTTGAGGATATACTGGGTTAGCAGTTACAGTAACACTACCATTCCAATATGCTATTTGGAATGTAGAAGGGACTACTTTACCCGCAGGTACAATAATGTTATTACTAGCATCCTTAACCTCTGTGGTTATGTGTTGCTTTGTTGCTTCTGGATTATCATATTTGGCATTCACATATTCTTGCAATTGCATAGTTGATCTAGGCCATTGCTCATGATAATTTGTAATGTCATTAATAATTAAGATAGTCCAGTTGTAGAATGGGTTGTCATATTTCTCAAGTGCAATATCTTCTGGTTTCTCACCATTTTGTATTAGGTATTCATTGAATAACGTTAAAGAACTCTTATATTCTTTAAGAATCTCACCTCTTCGCCACAAATTCTTCGCCAGTAGTAGTTTTTGGTCTAGTGGCGACTTACTTGTATTATAGTATAGATCTGGGAGCTGAGATAACATTAGAATCCTACAACAGGGTGATTTTTGGCCATAGATGACCTGACATATGATTTACCTGAGAAGGTACTATTCTTTCTAGTTCTTGCACCTTCAAAGTCCACTCTTGTGAGTGCGGTTGTCTCCATGAAGTTCAGTTGGATTTTAACTAGAGGGATTGTTCCATCAAAAATGGTAGAGAATTGTCCCAATGGAGCAGTGTCAACTTTTAGACCTGTTAATGCACAGAGTTTTGTCTTTGGCATCATGGGATGTTGTATTGGGGTCTGTTGATAATCTTTCTCATCAGCAGGAACGTACATTGGTTCCAATACAAAAACATCTGGGAAGGTTAGTAGTACAGCAGAACCTTTTCCATTCCTAGAATTGGGGTGCATACCACGTTTGAACCATTCAATTATACTTGTTATTGTTGCACTTTCTTCAGCATTTCTAGCAGCAAATTCAAAGGTAAGATCAAATTTTCTCATGTTCATCTTGGTGAACATTTGAATAGCGTTTTCATTGGGAGCAAGACCAGCAAGTCCAGCTACGTTCTTCATATTAAGTTCGGAGGTTACACCACCAATACCACCCATTGCTCTTTTAGCACCAGAAGCACCTTGAGCAGCATATTGTGAGTATTGATCTGCTTTACCACCACCCATCTTTTCCATTCTTTTATTCAACTCACCCATTGCTTTGTTTAAACCAATGTTAGCCAGTCCACCTGCAATTCCAATACCTGCCATACGCCAAGCATTGTCTGCAGCTAGAGCAAGGGTTCCTAATTTGAATTTATTACCCCATTCAGCATCATAACCATATGAAAATTCATTTGGTAATGCTATTTGTACCATTGAAGATTGAAGACCCTTCTTTCTATTTTCTAATAATGAACCCTTATCTTTATACAACTCCTTCATCGTGGTCTCTGTTCCATTCGGAAGGGTGATTGTAGTGGTGTCATCCATACCACTGTTTTCAATCATTTGTTGTTGAGCAGAGGTTAGATCGTTGGGATCTCTACTCCATGCTGTTGCTCTTCCTCTTTTATTTCCTTTAATAGCAACACCTTTAGTGTCTAGTTGATTTGCAAGACGAAGTGCTGGTTGGTCAGCATCAGCTCCACCACCAGATCCATAGAAATGTTCAGCAACGAATCCAACTGCTTTAGTAGTCTTACCAAATATTGCACTTCTTTCTACAGAACCTAGAGCATCATTTTGTCCTGATGCTACTTTCTTTAATCCTTCGTTATATTCGTACTTATGTATTCTAATGAAAGAGGCATATGGAATAGCAGCAATCGCAGATGGATATGACATCAAATCTGCTGCTTCTTTTTGAAACTTAGCTTTCTTCTTATTAGCAGCGTCAACTTGTGCTTGACGATATACTTTTCTTTGATTTCGCTGGGCTGTTAGTCTAGCCCTAGGGTTCTGCCTTGCCATTATTTCTTATTCCTGTGGAATTGTTCTACGGGCATTTGACTCATAGTTGGTACATCAAGGTCATCAATCTCAAAGAAAATAGCATCAGCTCTTTTTGGGATATAATAATGTAAGGTAGACGCAGGGAATCGATTATTATTTATAGCACCAAGTCTAGCTTGTTTATTAATGTAGTGGACATTAGCACCTAATATATTACCATGCTTAAAACCCATGACCTGAATCACAGGCCATTCATCCCATTGTGCTAGTTGTGCTCTGTATTTGGGATCGTATTGGAAGAAATACCATTTACCTTCTTCTGGAGTATCTGTAGCTCCATCATAGAGGGTATTCATTATTTCATTACGGAGTTTTGTTCTAGTTACACTCTTCCCTTTTAAACTTCGTATATACTTAATAAATTTCGAGTTCGACTTCGGTGATGAGCTTGAACTTCCAAAGCCTGTCCCTGCAGTACTCTTCTGCTGCTTTCCACTTTGATTTGTTGGTGGCATAGGTCGCTACCTCTGTTATATACGCTTTGGTGCGTTTCTGTTGAGGTTTTGGACCTTGAACTTGACGTTTAGGTTTTACCTCAACGATGTATGATTGAATTTTACCATTAGATTCTCGGACTTTCATGTAGAAGTCTGGGAAATATCTTCTCCACTTCCTAGTAACAGGATCTTTGTATGGGATGACATGTTCTTCACTTGACCATTCAAGGATACTTGGGTTCTTATCGCAGTAGTCCATGAACTTTTTTTCCCATAGAGAACGAAATACTACTGTAGTTGGATCTCCTCGGTACTTTCTATAGTTCTTGACACGATATTTACCTTTATAAGCCATGATAAATAAAAGTGGTCACACTATACCTTGTATTTATGGCTCGCACAGTAGGAGTGAACGAATTCATTTCTAGTATAGTAGCATCCTCTGGTGGAATATCTGCTTCTAATCTATATGAATTTGAAATAATACCCAATGTACCCAAAGAAACAGGGGGTGTCTCTCCATTGAGACAGCATCTGGATGCTAATGTCAATTTTTTTGGTGGGGATGCAGATAAAACTGTACAGGATAAATTGAATCTCTTATGTAATGAGATACAAATTCCAGGAGTTACTTATTCTGCTCACGAATATAAAATGGCTCATAAGGGAGTTACTCAGAAGATGGCAACTGCCAAAGTATATAATGAGTTAGATGTTAGTTTCTTCTGTGATGCTAATTCTGTCCCTTTGAAATACTTCAGGGCATGGCAAGACTATACTATGGGAGTAAGTGACACACCACAAGGATCCTATGAGAAAACTTCTGAGGGAGCATCTGGTGATATCAAGTATCAAATACAACGTGCAGTAGTTCAGCATTATTATGACTATTATATTGCTGACGTTAAAATAAAGAAACTTGAGAAAACTGGTGTCAAACAAAATAGTGTTTATAGACCTGGTGAATTTAGAGAAGACTTTGAGTTCAATTTATACAGAGCATATCCTTATACAGTATCCTCAATGCCATATTCAGCTGCAGGTGCACAATTGGTTAAGGTGACTGTTGGATTCTATTATGAATATAGTCATCTATTCCAGCAACCTAGGAGTGATACAAGAGCAAATCAGAAAAATAATGCACGTATGCAGAATCTTGGACTGAATGACCTAGCAGGAACTACTGCTGGATTTGCTTGATATATACAATACCCATTGAATCATTATGCCGTTACCTGAAATCGTTACGCCGACGTATACGTTGGCAGTGCCATCTACAAAGAAAAAAATTAAATACAGACCGTTCCTTGTTAAAGAACAAAAGACGTTAATAGTTGCATTAGAGACTGAAGATCAAGAGATGATCTATGATGCAATCGTTGATGTGCTTGAGAGTTGCATCAATAGTAAAATTGACTTAGATGAACTGTCTCTATTTGATATAGAATATATCTTCCTACAAATTCGTGCTAGATCTATTAGTGAACAGTTGGAGTTAAGGATCACCTGTAGTGATGATGGTGAGACTGAAGTTCCCGTTAAGATTTTAGTTGATGATGTGAAGGTACAGTTTCCTAAGGGTCATAAGAAGACTATTAAATTAACTGATGATATAACCGTAGAGATGAGGTATCCTAATATGGACTACTTTGCTAAGGTTACTTTCACTAAGGAAGAAGTGAATCCATATGATTTAGTAGCACAATGTATTAAGAGAGTATACGTTGGTGAGGATGACAGTGGAGAGTTTAGTTTTGATGAAGCTCGGGAGTGGGTTGAGACACTAACTAATGAGCAATTTGCAAAGATTCAGAATTTCTTTGACACTATGCCAATCCTTAGACATACGTTTAAGGTAAAGAATCCCAACACTGGAGTTGAAAACGACTATACGATTGAAGGTTTGGCTGATTTTTTCGTGTAGCCCTCTTCCATGAGGGCTTGATGACCTTTTATCAAACAAATTTTTCTTTGGTCCAACACCATAAATATAGCTTGACAGATATTGAAAATATGATCCCTTGGGAAAGGGAAGTATATGTGAACCTGCTCGCTGCTCATCTTCAAAAAGAAAGAGACAGAATAGCCGAAGAAAATCGTAGACATTCTTAATGACTATTGCATCCAACGAAAACATGTATAGTGTTGCCAAGAAATTTGGTAAATCTTTTGGTGCTTATCAGGATGTAGAGAAGGCACTGTTTGAATTCCAACAGCAGAAAGAGAGATATTTTCTTGGGTTTAGTGTTGAGGATGTAGCAAAGGCATTTACGAAAGGTGTCGAGAGAGGGGAGGAGGTAGAGAAGAGAAAGAAAGGTCCATCTGATAAACTAGAAGATTGGGTTAATCGTATACAACGTGCACAAGAGCGTGCACAACAGCGTGCAAAGGATATAGATTCAGTCAAATCTATAACTGAAAGTATTGGTAGAAAGTTCCAAGAATCGATGAAGGATCCTTCATCATTTGCTGCACAAATAAAATCTGCCCCATCAAGAGATTACTCATCAACTGAATTAGCAAGCCTTGGTATTGGCATCGAACCTATAAAGGGTGCCACTTATATGGCTGAGGGTGGGTTAGTAACTCAACCAACTAAAGCGATAATAGGTGAAGCTGGTCCAGAAATAGTCTTACCATTATCTAATGTAGATGATGCAATTAAGCTAGTATACAAGCAAGGTGCTTCAGTTATGCTAGGTTCGACTGCTGGATTCTTAGAGAATATGCATCCATCTCAGTCTTCATCTAGGTTGAAGTCTAAGATGCAGAGTATAAAGAATACTCTTGGTATACAACAGATTAAGAAGACACCTGGCACTTCTTTCGGACTACCTAATCCAATTGAATGGTGGAATAGAGGTAGGAATGAAAGAGTAAAGGATGAGAACAAAGCCTCATGGGGTGAACTATGGGCAGATGATAATGCTCAGAAGGGCATGAGTGATGAGGCTTTTGAAAGAGGTGAGAAAGCACCATTATTAGGTAGACCTGACCAAGCATTTAATCCATTTAGAAAGAAAGAGAAGGGTGGACCTGGATCTGGCCCAACTCCAATGGTCAGACAAGTATTTGAAAGACCAGCAAGAGCTATTGGTGGAGTAGCTAAAGGTGTTGGTAAGAATCTCAGAAGTTTTATTCAACCTGCTGTATTTGGTGCAGCAGTAGCAGCACCGAAATCTGCAAGACAGGGGATGCCTGGTGCACCACAGAAGACTAACATAGCAGCTTCAAAAGAAACTAGAATTGCTCTTCCTTCTGGTAATGGACATGATAACTTTGGTAGACCAATTATATTAAATCCCTCTGCTAGTAGTGCATGGAGAAAAGCTATGCGTGCTGCTGCAGCAGATGGTGTAGATTTACGGGCATCCGTCAACTCTTCATATAGAAGTATGATGGAACAGGCACAGTTAGTGGCTGCTGGAAATGCTGGAAATCCAAATGTAATAAGTCCTGCTGCACCTGGTATGTCTCCACATGGTCAAGGTTGGGCACTTGATATTGATCAGAACAGTGAAGCAAATGAGTGGATGAGAAATAATGGTAATAAGTTTGGTTGGAGATGGCAAGGAGATGAAGATCCAGTACACTTTGATTATGCTAATAATGAAGCTAATCAGAAGTGGTTAAAACCAAAAAATAATTCTTGGTTACCTGAAGCAGGGAAACCAGGTCAAGGAGGAGAGCAAGGTCCACAGAAGAAGAGTTTGGCACAACGTGCAGGTGATATTGTAAATGCTGGTGTTACCTTAGCCCGAAAGGCAAAGATGGCAATGAAATTTGCTAAGATTGGTTCAATGTTTGGTCCATGGGGAACAGTCATTGGTGGTGTTCTTGGTGCAGTTGTAGGTGATCCACCTGGAATAACTAAAAGAAGACCTAAGAGTTCAGCTATGGAACCACCTGTCGTTTCTTCTATGAAGGAAAGTGTCAATTCAACTCCTGTTCAACAGGAAAAAAAATCTGGGGTAGAAATTGTCCCATTACCTTTACCACAACCACCAGTGATTATTTCACAACCTGGTCCAAGTACTGCGGAGCAGGAAAAGAAAATAGAACACTTTGTTGTTATTGACACCTTTGGTAGGGGAGTTAGGAAGGAGGTAATCAGTGTCTGATCGTCCGTTTGAACAAGAAGCTGATCTCAGCGTAGTGGATTCTCCAATGGAGACCTTGACTAAATGCACTAAGGCATTTGGTAAACTTTTTGATGCACGTACTAAGGTGCTCAAAAATATGCTTGAGAGTGAGCAAGAATCTGCCTTTAAGCAAAAGGAAGCTTCACAGGATGCTCCATTTTTGGGCGGTGGTAATATTCAGGCAGTTAGTAGAGGGGACTTTGACCTTACTAGATTTGGACTTGATGAACTTGTACCTAGACCTGGCATACCACAAGGTGAACCATCGAAGATGGCTGAAGGTGGTATTGTTGGAACTCAACCATTCTTTAGAGCACCTTATATACCTGGACCTGGTGAGGGTATTAAAAATGTAAAACCTAAGTCTCTTCAAGAATCTGGTTTTGATGATGCTCTTTATAATAAGATTGATAAGCAATTCCAAAAGGATAATAGTGATACTGAAAGAATCAAGAGAGCATTTGATCAAGCATTGAGATTGCCAGCTCAGGCTGGAATAGCTGCTCTATTAGATGCTATTAAGAATGCTTCTGTCAATGCACGATTAGATAATGAAGGTGCTAAGACATCAATTAAGAATAACTTTAAGAAAGTTGCTGATGCCTTTAAACTTCCTGCTAGTCTACCGATGAAGGAAGGTGTGGATGAAGATGACGACGATAGTGGAGCGAAGAAGAGAGATTGGTTTGAAATGTTGATACAAATGGGAATTACTGGGGCAATGAGATTGTTCTCAGGTAATAGGGCGGCTAAGGATAGTGGACCTATGGGTGATGAATTTGGATCAAATGCTCCTACAAAAGAACTTGCTTGGTCTGGTGATGCAGTTGGTATGGGTGATCCACCATTATGGAGTGGTCGTCAAGACATGGGATATGGTGGATCATTAATGGGTGATGGTAAAGGTAGAGGTGTACAATCGGCTACTAAAGATTTTGGAGCATATGCAGCTGCTCTTGGTGGACTTGGTGGAGGTGGTGGTGGCACTGATGCACTTACTGAACAAGCAAAGGTTAAAACCTTTGGTGGTACCATGGCAGAAGTCAATAGAAATTGGGGCTTCATTGGTAACGAAGGAGTTAATTATAGAACTGAACAGGATCATGAGGGTGTCTATAGTGTCAAGGACAAGATTGATGATGCTATTTCTAGTTTTGAATTCAAAACTGAGGGGCCTAAGGTCAATCTCACAGAGTTGACTGATAATGTTATCGCTGATAATGCTGCAAGTAGAGATAATAAAGCATCTCTATCGTTAATGGATGCACCTATTGCTGTTACTGGAGATGTATCTGCTCCTGGTGGATCTCCTGCTGGTGGAGGTGGTAATGATACTGGTTCAATAGCTTTACCTAAGATTAAACCCTCTCCATATTTCTTGGAGTATAATAAAACTTCTCAATTCTAATGGCTTCAAAGAATAATTTTACGTTAAGAGATTTCGCCATAGGTATTAATGGTGGTGAGGAAGCTGGTGGCACTGAGCTTCAGATTAAGCAAGAGCATCTCTTATGGTTAAGATATACTGAAGATATTCAAAGTGCTTCTATTAAGATGGAAGCAATGATAACTGATAGTCAAACTGCAGTGTGTTCACATTTAAAGGGTATGGAACCATGTTTCATATCATTTAGTGCTAATAGTGATGATGAGAATGATACTATATCTCATTTCATGATGATATATGATGTGCAGGATAGAACTCAAGAAGATGGTAAGTCTAAGGCAGTACTGTTGATGTGTACTCCAGACATGATTAATAATGCTGCAATGAAAATATCTAAGAGGTATGGTCCTGGTAGTGGGAAGAAGATTCATGAAATTGTCAAGAATGATCTTTTAGAGACAGAGATAGGAACAGATAAGGATATATTCTTTGACCAAACAGAGAATAAGTTTTCTTTCATCTCTTGTTTTTGGTCACCATTCACTATGATCTCATGGTTATGCAGTAAATCTATTCCTGCTGAGAAGGGCAGTGGTGCAAATGCTACTGCTGGATTCTGCTTCTATGAAAATAAAGATGGATATAACTTTAGAGCATTTGATAGCTTCCATAATCAAGAAGTAGTGACGTATCTTAAAGTGGGACATACTCCAAGTGAGAATGAAGATCAGAAAGATAAGAATATTATTCCTATTAGTAGTGCACAGGTTTTATCTCAGACTGATATATTGAAAGGTTTAAACATAGGATCCTATTCTAGTAAGGTGATGACATTGGATCTAAATGATATGAAATATGAGGAAATTCCTTTTAATATTAATAAATACTATGAGGATATACCCTTATTGAACCCAGATTCACCAAAACCAGCCTATTACGAGAAGTTTAAGGAAGGAGTCAGAGCTACTCGAATAATGTCTAAGGTAATGGATACTGCTCTATTCACATCAGGTAAGTATACCGAAGGATTTACAAGACAATTATCACAGTCTGCTCTTAGAGAGAAACTTTTCTACAATAAGTCTGTTGAAGTTGAATTCATCCATCAAGACCTTGCATTGAAGGTAGGTGACGTAGTACACTTAACAACATATAAAGGTAAAGAGAAGGAAGAAGACAAGGAGAATAGTGGTAAATATATAATTGGTCGATTGGAAAGAGAGTTTCTTAATGCCAAAGATTCAATGAGCACAAAACTCTTATTATATACTGATAGTCCAGGTACTAGTTAATGTTAGAACAAACTGCTAATTTTGTAGGTAAGGACGGGTTCAATTGGTGGATTGGACAAGTCGAGAATGATGGTGGCGGTTTTTATAATTTCGTCAACGGTGGATTTGATTTTGAAGATTGGGATTGGACCAATAAGGTAAAGGTTAGGATTATGGGTTACCATAATCCAAGTAGAGTAGAACTACCAACTGAAGATCTTCCTTGGGCAATGGTTGTAATGCCAAATACAACTGCTCAGAGGTCTGGTATTGGTACAATGCATCAACTCCAGATCAATTCTTGGGTTGTTGGATTCTTTATGGATGGAACTTCTTCACAGATTCCTATTGTTTTAGGATCTATTGGAGATGAGAACCCTACTAGCAGCTATGGTGTTGAGGGTGGAAAGAAAGAGGGATTTGCACAGTTAGGTGCAACAGACTGGAAGAAAAAGAATCATGGTGAAAAAGGTACTATGCCACCTGGCACTGGACCTAACGTTGAGACAGATTCAAAAACTGGATTAGATAAAGCATCTACAACTGGTGGTGGAACTGGAGATGGATCTGGTAGTTCTGAGGAAGGTACTGATGATTCCAAAAATCCAAGAAGTGCTGGTGAAAAACCAAGTGAAGTACAGGATGATGCTGAGGAGGATAAGAAAGTAACTGTCCACCTGGGCAATGGTAAGTGTGGTTCTGAACTTGCTACTAAGTTAGAAGCACCTATCAAAGAGTTCATGAAGACAATGAGAACTGTCGAAGCAAATGCTGCTGGAAAATTTATTAATAAAAAAACTGGTGAAATAGTTGATATACCTAAAGAGGTCGCAAATATAACTGGTAGAGTTCAGACCAAACTCAATGGAATGCTTTCTAACATTAAAGGTAAGGTGTTAGAAGAGACTAATAAGCTTGTTCAGAAAGGTCTTGATGATATTAACATACCAGATCCAGACCTAGATGGTGCTGTTAAGGAACAACTTAAAGATGTTGGTGGTTTAATATCTTGTTTATTCAAGGATTTGCTCAGTCAACTTGGTGACTTTATTAAGGGTATGTTCAATGATCTCATTGCCAATGCTCTTGATTCTGCCTTATGTCTAGTTCAGGATTTCATTAATGAGATCATGTCTAAGGTCATGGATAAGATCAGAAATGTGATGAGTATAT